TGCATTCGCTACTGTAATCAGTGCATTTACAAAGAAGGTAAAAATTGCAAAAGATTCGTGGAATCCAGCCGACATCTTTCTTATTGATAAAAACAAGAAAACACAAATAATTAAAGATCTGCAATTCTGTATTGACAATTACGAAGTTAAGGATGGACTAACTTCTATGTTTAATAACAAGATGTATGATTATTATAAAAAAAAGCAACTATATCCTATATCTCTTAAGCAATTGGTCAGCGATAAACCATCTGTAGATTTTGCAAACGAACCAGGTAAAGCCAAGAAAGCTGCATATAATATTCAAATTGCCAAGTTTAATTGCAACTTAAGCGCTGAAGGAAAGGAAATTGGTTTATTTACATTTAAGAATGTTGATACATCAAAGCAAATTAGCCTACAAGTAAGAGGATTTCCTCATGGATATGGCACGGCTCAAACTGAAATTACATCTGATGGCACACCTTCTGGAGGTCGTTTAGGTAAAATTAGTACCGGAATTGTTGATCGAGTAATGGAAGAGTTCGATGACGAGCGAATTAAAAGTATTACATATTTTGGTAAAACACCAGAAGTATTTGGCGAGTTTGATGAAAAACGAATTAGCGAAGTTTATAGTATGTATCAAACGGTATCTAAACATTCAAAAGTTCAAGACGGAAATAAATTAACAAAAGCTCAGTTTGAGGCGTTAGTCGGAGACGCACAAAGAAATATGGATATCGCATCTAATCTTTGTATGAAAATACAGGGACTAAAAATGATGCATTTCTTTGTTACTAACGAAAAGAATATTTCTACAATTATGAATAAGATGATTAATGGAGCGAAGAAGATCAGCGATGATAATGGATTTTTTATTAAAATTTACTAAACTAACATGAAAACATTTAAAGAACACACAATCGAAGAAGAACAAGAACTCGAAGAAGGTTATGCAATCGATCTAACACCTTGGCAATTTTCACATCGAGGACAACAACCTAAGGGTGAAGGAACATGGGCATTCGATTATAAAGCAACTTTAGATTCTGGTGGAATGATTGGAATGCAACAAGATACATTCTTTTCAAAAGCAAGGTCAACATATAAAAACGCTGTTAAACAATTGACTAAATTCCTAAAGAAAGATTTGAAGGTAAAACCAAAACAAGTTGAAATTAAATTAGCGCCATAATGATACCATTTAAAGACTACTTATACGAATCAGCTAAGTCGGATCAATACGAAATCGATGTAGCTAATCACATTAATACATTAGGAGATAACTTAAAGGCTGAACGTCCTAAGGTTTCTGCTAAATACGCTGATGTTAGAATAGAGCGTAATGGTAATAGTACTTGGTTAGAAGTTAAGATGAATCATACTGATAATCTATCTAATCCAAGAGTATTCTTCGATGGTAAAAAATGGGATACAACGTATAACACACCATCGGCTAAGTTGGCAATTAATAAATTAAATAAGTCAAAAGAAGCTGCAGAGTTTCTAAAGGCAATTGCTAAATTTTCAGGAATTAATAATCCTAAAATTCCAACTACTAAGAGCGGTCTTAAAGACTCAAATGCTGTACCCTTACAGGTAATGAAAGACTTCTTTGCTCAACCTGGCATTAATAGGTATATCATGTCAGAGCCAAATATCAATTTAGGCAAAGTTGTAACAGATCATTATTTGAAAGGTAAAGCAGAGCCAGCTCATTATATGCAGGCTGCAGATGATTTTTATATGATCGGAACACGTAATCCTTTGAATGTACCTAAGAATGTACCGATACTCAGCGGTGTTGGTCCGTTTAAGATAAGAGTTGCTACAAGATCGCAGTTTTACGAAGTGCAAGCAGAAATTAAGATTAGTGAAATGCCTTCTTCCCGTTATTCAATAAAACCCGGTAGTTCTAAGAGAAACCCATTCGCATGATCAAGTTTAAACAATTTATAGCCGAAGCGGCATCGAATAAAAATACACACATGACACATCTGGAGGATCGCGTTATTTATGGTGGTGTCAAAGGTGCAAGAGAAGCCATCTTTGCTTTAAGAGCAATGCGTGATATGCTAGCAGGTAATAGTAATAAGAATTATGACGTTACTGTTAAATGGGACGGTGCACCTGCAGTTTTCGCTGGCACCGATCCTAGCGATGGTCAATTCTTTGTTGCTAAAAAAGGCATTTTCAATAAAGACCCTAAGGTCTATAAATCAGAAGCCGATGTTCGTGCAGATACATCTGGAGATCTTGCCGATAAGTTGTCAATTGCATTTAATGAGTTGAAGGATTTGGATATTACTGATGTCATTCAAGGTGATATTATGTTTACTAAAAAGGATGTTCAGACCGAGACGATTGATGGTGAAAAGTATTACACATTCCAACCAAATACGATTGTATATGCAGTTCCAGTAAACTCGAAGATGGGTAAAGAGATTAAGAAGGCTAATCTTGGTGTAGTGTGGCATACCACTTATAAAGGTAATGACTTTCCTTCAATGCGTGCATCATTTGGCGTCAATATCACTGGTCTTAAGAAGAAGTCTTCAGTGTGGTATCAATCAGCTGAATATCGTGACATCACTGGTAAAGCAACTCTATCAGCTACTGAGACTGCTAAAGTTACTGCTGCTCTATCTAAGGCAGGCAAGATCTTTAGTAAAATCGCGGGCAATACACTTCGTGAGTTAGAGAATAATACAAAGCTAGCACAATCAATTGAAACCTTTAATAATTCGTTAGTTCGTAGAGGAGAGAGAATCGAAAATACAACTAAACACGTTAATAACTTGATTGCTTGGTTCGCTAATAAGTTTAATAAAGAGCGTGATAAGAGAAAGACTGAAAAGGGTAAGGCTAATGTCACTAAGAAAGAAGAAGAGTTGATGAAATTCTTCTCTAAGGGGAATAAAGATAATCTAAAACAAATATTTGATCTTCAAAACGCATTGGTTGATGCAAAGCTGCTTATTATAAATAAACTAGATAAGGTTAAGCAACTGGACACATTTGTTCGCACTAAGACTGGTTTTAAAGTAACTAATTCAGAAGGATTTGTTGCCATTGATAAGACTACCGATGGTGCGGTTAAACTAGTTGATAGACTAGAGTTTTCAATGAACAATTTCAGCAAAGACGTAATAAAAGGATGGGAGAAATAACACTACTAGCATTATTAAAAAGAAATATCTAGTAGCAGAGTCATTAGACAAGTTGTCATAATTGTATAAATATATGTATAATCAACTTCTTAAAAAAATGAAACCAGAAAATAGCAACATGAATAAATTACCAGAGAAAGTTTTAAACTTTAAAGATTTCTTAGTAGTAGACTATACCCAACAAGCTGGTACTGATATCGATCCAGATGGGATCCTTGCTTATAAAAATAATAAAAGAAAGAAACTACACGCAGGCGGCGGACCAAGTGAATCAACCACAAAGAAGAAATAGTATGTTAGTAAAAGGATTCAAACAGTTTAACGAAGAAAGAGTCAAATCAGTAACATTTACATTTGGCCGATTTAATCCTCCCACAGTTGGCCATGGAAAGCTTCTTGATAAAGTTGCGTCTTTATCGACTGGCAATGACTATAAGGTATTTGCTTCTAAGTCAAACGATGCTAAAAAGAATCCATTGGAATATTCTGAAAAAATTAAGATAATGCGTAAGATGTTTCCTAAGCATGGAAGAAACATTGTTAATGATAAGAGTGCTTCAATACTACACGCAGCATCATCGTTATACTCTCAAGGTTATACTAAAGCAAAACTTGTAGTTGGCTCTGACCGTATCAAAGAAATGAGCTCGCTCCTTAATAAGTATAATGGAGTTAAGTCGAAACATGGATTTTATGATTTCGAAGGAGGTATCGAAGTTGTATCTGCTGGAGACCGTGATCCAGATGCAGATGACGTTTCAGGAATGTCTGCCTCTAAAATGAGAGCAGCTGCAGTATCTGGTGATTTCCAAGCATTTTCTAACGGTCTTCCAAAATCATTTGGTGATAAGCTATCAGTATTCAACCTTCTTCGTAAAAGAATGGGATTGAAAGAAATGGTTAACTTTCGTAAACACGTACAGCTTCCAACAGTTTCAGAAAAACGAGAAAGGTTTATCTCTGGTGAAATCTTCAATGTTGGAGATAGAGTTCAGTGCCAAAAGTCGAATCAAAACTTTACCATATCTGAGCGTTATTCGAATTATGTAGTGAGCGCTATCGGTACTAAGTATTTTATTAATGATCTTGAGGAATATTCTGAAGAAACCGTGAATCCAAAATATCATGCTGGTTTGTCAAAGTCAACTAAGGCTAAACGAAAAGCACAGTTTAAAAAGCAAGCCAAAATGGATGATGATAATCCAGCTGCTTATAAACCAGCACCGGGTGATGCAAGAGCAGAAACGAAACCGTCCAAATATACCAAAAGATTTAAGGATATGTTTGGCGAAGAATATATTGAAGAAGGCGTTGATGATCCTGCAATCTTTAAAGCAATCTTTCTTGCTGGTGGCCCAGGTTCAGGTAAATCATTTACTGTTGGTAAAACTGGTCTAACTGCGCTTGGATTTAAAATTGTTAATTCGGATGATAAGTTTGAGGCTGCTATGAAGAAAGCTGATCTTGAGCCAACTCCAAATAACATCTTTTCTCCTAAAGGTCAGAAACTTAGAAGCAGAGCAAAGGAACTAACTGCAAAGCAGCAAGAACTTTATCTTAATGGTAGACTTGGCTTAGTCGTTGATGGTACTGGTAAAGATTATGACAAGATTAAAAAGCAATCTGAATTGCTTAAGAAGTTGGGATATGATGTAGCAATGATCTTTGTTAATACTGATCTTGAGACAGCACAAGTTCGTAATAGAATGCGTCCACGGAGCCTTCCAAATGATCAAGTGGCTAAAATGTGGCAAGGAGTTCAGAATAATCTCGGTAAATTCCAATCAATGTTTGGATCTAACTTCATAATTGTTGATAACTCTGAAGGTTCTAACATTGAGAAAGCAACAATATCAGCCTATAAAAAAATGGCTAAGTTTGCTAAAGAAGCTCCCAAGAATAACATTGCAAGAGGTTGGATTAAGAAACAGCTTGGAGAAGAAACTGAAATATTGATCTCTGAAAATAAAAAGGGAATTGAAAATAAAGCTAAAGCTACTGGTATTTCATATTCGATTCTAAAGAAGGTATTCGACCGCGGAGTTGCAGCTTGGAGAACGGGTCATCGTCCTGGAACTACTCCATCCCAATGGGGATTCGCTCGAATTAACTCATTCGCTACTGGCGGCAAGACTAGAACAACTGCTGATAAAGATCTTTGGGCTCAACATAAAGGAAAGAAAGAGTCTATTGAAGAATCAAAAGATTTTGAGCCGCATTGGATGTATGATCCTGAAACAGGAGAAAAAGAATGGGCAAAAGTTAAAGCTGATCATGATAGATTAAATAAAAAAGGTTGGTCCCATGAGCCAAACGAAGCTTTAGATTATGGTACTCCTGAGACAACAAAGAACTTTAAAAGAAATACTCCTGGTCAAAAGATAGAGGAAGGCGAAGGTAAGTATAAAGGAGAAACTTGGGAACAAGGATACAAAAGACGAGTAGTCAAAACCTCTGATCCAGACCACGTCGAAAAGGGTTATAAATGGCGTATAAAGGGCAAAGAACGTCCTGAAATTTCTATTAAGCTATATAAGGAAAAGCCGAGCTTTAAGGAATATAGTAAGCAAATGGAACGAGTAGCAGGTCATGAATTTGGAAAATAGTATGATTATACTACAAATGAAATAGTATAATCATATAAATATAAATCAATCAATTAACAATGGGATCACTTAAATGAATATAAAGGAACAAGAAATTATCGAAAAAACTATTTCTGAGGCATCAACCGCAGATTACACAAAAGTCTCAACAAAAGAGTTAAAAGATCTTTTAAATATCTTTAGTAATGTTAGCCGATCAGCAGCAAAACCTATTATACGTACTATTAAAGCAGAGCTTAATAGCCGTCTAAAAGAAGATTGCGAGATTGAAGAAGCTAAGGTAGTTCCATTTAAGAAACTTGAACAAGCTTGGACCAGAACAAACGGAGATAAAGCCAAACAAGCAAAGCTCATTAAAAAGCACGATTTAAAGAAGCTTATTTCCTCTGTCCGTCCTGGAGAAATTAAACTTGGGATTAAAAATAAGCTACTAGGAACAACAAAGGCTGCAACTGCAGTTGGATTAGATTTAGACGATGAGTTGATTTTTATTACAAATAATCCTCTTAAAATCATTTACCCTAAAAAGAGCACTCGTCGTCCTGAAGGAGAAGAGATCAAGGAATCAAAGGTTGTAAAGGATGTTAAAACTCTTCGATTGGAAAAAATAGTATCCCTTACAATTAAAGAAGACTGCGAAGACATTGTCGAATCTTTTATTAGTAAATCTAATATTAAAGCTGATTTTACTCCAGCTCAAATCCTAAATGCGTATAAGACATATAGTCTTAGTGAAGCAGCTGCTGATTTACGTAAGTTAAAAACTTCTAACAAACTTTCAAGCGCTGAATACGAAAAATTTGGCAAGCTGAAGGCGTTCAATGATAAAGATTGGAAATGGAATTCTAAAGAAGGTCTTTATCATCGAGTTAACGAAGAAACTGAGCTTGAAGAGGCTTCAAAGTCTGACCTTAAGAAAGTCTTAGATGCAGGTAAAAAAGCCGGAGGAAAAATTAAAGGAAATCAAATTGATTTTGGCATGGGTGCAGTAATCGATGTATCTATTGAAAAAGGCAAGATTAAACTTGATGCTGGTTTATCTAACGGAGTAGAATACTTTAAAAATGCCAAAGATGCTATAATGGCATTTGAATCAGTTGAACTTGAAGAAGCATTCTCACGTTTACCTGGCAATATTATTAATAATGAGCTATACACAGTAGAAAAAGATTTAAAAGCATTCGTTTCATCTCAACGCAATGGCAATGATGTTAATGAAAAGCAACTAAATAGTATCATTAAAAATCTTCAGTCTATTAAAAAGGAAATTAAAAAGTTCAATAAACCCGAAGACGTTCCAGTTAGATATCAATATAAAGAATCAGCGGATCTTGAAGAAGCTAAAATACCAAGCTCTAATATATCTAAATTTTCAAGCCCTCAAGCAGCGAAGCAAGCCGCTTCTAAACAGAAATATAAAACTCAAATATTCATGGGGGATGATGGAACATTTTGGGTTCCTTCAACAAATAAAGAAGCAGGACGGTTGAAAAAAGATGGGTATGAAGTATACGAATCTGTTGATCTTGAAGAAGCTAAACGAATGAAATATGACAAAGTCATCAAAAAACTTAAAGATGGCGAATGGGATACTTCAATGGATGTTAAGCAAAGAATGCACTTAACTTATACCGATAATAATACTGGTAGGAAGAAAGTAGTGTTTGTGGAATCAGATGATCTTGAAGAAGCAATCAAATGGTGGACAGTTACTATTACTAAGAAGGCTGGTAAACTATTTAAGGGTCAAACAGTTGATGTAAAAGCACGCAACTCTGCTGAAGCTATTAAGAAAGGCATTAAGCAAATGAAAGGCGATCCAAATACAGTACCAAGCGGAAGTGTAGATGCTGTATTAGGAGAATCAGTTGAAGAAGCATCCGACAAAGATCTCGATATTAAATCTATAAAAGATTTGATTAAGAATCCATCGCCTAAGATGATTAAGCAATATGGCGGAAAAGATAAGTATATTAAGATGCTTAAATCTAAGCTAACTAAGCTTGAATCAACTAATCTTTAAGAATCTAATAAAGAATATCAATAAGTGAAAAAAAGGTATTAACTGAATAAACAAACTAATAATGGGAAATATGAACTCTTCCGAAAAAACTCGTTTAGATAGAATTGAAGAAAAGATCGATAAGATGGCAGACGCCATTATTGCTCTAGCCCGTGCCGAAGAAAAGATCACGAATCTAGATGAGACAACAAGAATTATTTTAAAGCGAATGGTTGCTCAGGAAGAGCGCTTAAGGTATGTTGAACAACAACAAGCTGATGCTGAAGGAACACTAAAGACAGTCAAGTCCATTGCTTGGACATTTGTATCAGCAATTATTACTGGTTTAGGTGGAGCTATACTCTGGATGATTGGATTTCCAGCTGATAAATAAATTTTAATAACACATATCACAAACTACTATGAATTTAAATGACAAATTAACACAAGAATTGGCCAAAGCTGCCAACTCAGTAATGAATAACGAAGCCACTAAGTTGGATAAGGTAAATCCTAAAGCTGTAAAAAAGGATTTTGATGATCGTAAAGATAAAGATATCGACAATGATGGAGATGTAGATAGTTCTGATGAGTATCTACATAAGCGCCGCAAAGCCATAAGCAAAACTACTAAAGAAGAGACAGAACTTGAAGAAGCTACTGAACTCTATAAGAAGGGTAAGCTTACTCTCACTAAATTTTCTATGGGTAAAGGCAAAGGAGCAGGTCTACAAATTAATTATGGTATGAAATTCATCCAGATCCCTGAAAAAGACATTAAGCAATTGTATACTGCAATGGTCTATGTTACTAAATCAGTACCACAATTTAAAGAAGCCGTTGAGATTGAAGAAGGATTTTATTACGATGCTATGTCACCAAAAGATAAAAAAAGGTTGAATAACATCTATAAAGAAATGGATAAAAATGAAAAGCAATCTCAAGCAGCCATTAAAAAGGGTGATGCTAAAACAGTAGATAAGCTTGGTAAAGAATATCATAAACTTCGTATGCAAGTTGTAAACTTTTATAACGAATCTGTTGAAGTTGAAGAATCTGTTGAACTTGAAGAAGCT